TTTTTGATTTGATTCATGGTTACGGTGTCAGATGGTAACTTTTTTAAAATCAACTTATTTTTTCTTGTTGCTTGAATATGTTTCACTTTTTCTATCACATCTTTTCTGTTTTCGGTCAAATCATCAGGGTGAATTTCCGTCCAAAGAGTAATATGTTTTCTTTGGATAATTTTTGGGTTGTCTTCAAAAAATATCTGTAAAACGTTATACCCTAAATTAAATGCGTGGTTTGCAATTTTTGTAGTAAAAGTAGACTTACCGACACCCGTGGGCGCTAAGATAACACCTATTTCTCCTTTTGCCAAACCTCCTCGTAACAAATTATCAATACCAGGTATTCCTATTGGAATTGGATGTCTGTAATCGTCGTATAATACGTCATCAAGATTGAAGAATACATCGGTAGTACCTTTATCTACTTCACCTACCTGTAAAGCTCCTCGTACCATTTCTTCTAAGTGGTCATAACTTTCAAAGTCACCCTTATCAATAATCGATTGAGCCTTAGTCATTACCTTTTGTAATTCTTGTTGTTTACAGAACTTCAATGATTTTTCTTGGACAAACAAAGAACCCTCATCGGAAACGTTTTTTACTTGCTCAATGGTGTCTAAAATACTTTTTTGAGCCATAGGTGATGATATTTCAGACTTGGTAAGTTGTTCTAAAGTATCAAAGGTTGGGGTGTGTTCGTATTTTGAATAATATTCCTTAACCATTTGGCAAATTATACGAAAATATTGGTTATCAAAATAATGTGGGTCAATTACTTCAAGAATAGAATTTGAGAAATCTTTATATAAAATAATATTATTTAAAAGTTGTATTTGAAACGTATTTCCTAAGTATCCGAAGTTTTTTTTGTCTGACATATTATATGATTTTTTTCTTTTTGTATTTGATAAATATGATTAAACTAATGAATAATTCATATAGTTGTAAGATAAATTTTTAGCTGAAAAAATGTCAGTTAAGTCTTTAAGAATGGTTTTTATTGTTGGTCGTACATCCAGGGTATATCTAGCCTTTGGTGGGTATACTTTAGCGTCAATCTGTCTATGACAAATTGTCTCATTTCCAATTCGGACAATTAGATTGAAGACTTCAGGACCATCGGTGTTAGACGTATCTAATATACTTGGGTCTTCTTCAATTTGAAATCTGTTTTCCAACATATAAAATACAGACTTGTTTCTGAGTTTTGTATGTAAATCGTTTGATAGATTATTCATGTAGTTTAAAAGTTCGAGGCTATTTTTTGCCTTTTGATTCATGCCCCTGACATTGAAAAATCTTTGTACAACGAAATTGTCATTCAAAGTAATTAAAAACTCAACTTTAGTAATGTCTTGATTTTCTTTCATAATTTTAATTTTTTCTTTTAAATTTTGTTTTTTCTTTTCTTGTTAATTTTAAGAATGGTTTTAGAAAAAAAGTCCAATTGTCGTCAGTTTTTGGTAAAAACTTGAACAACCCATCTTCCATCATCATCCTAATTAAATTTTTATATCCTCTACCATCAGGGTCTAAACTTTCGGAATAGTAAAGTTGAACCATTTCTTTACCTTCTTCATTTATAAGAGGATTATCTAAATCTACAAGTTTTTTATTTATTTCAAAAAACTCTTGACCAAAGATGCCCTCTTTTGTTTTACCACTTAATAAATTTTGAAGTGCGGTATTATCTTTATTTTCTTTAAGTAATTCTTCACCTCTTGTTAAAATATCGGTGAAACTAACTTGTTTTTCAAGTAGCTCAGGAAAAAATTTAATTAGTGTTTTTTCACCTAAATAAAATATACCATCAATATTATCTGAACCATCACCTGTTAGTATTTTAACAGTTTTTACATTATAATGAGGTATTAGACTTTCATATAATTTAATTTTATCCCCTAATTTGAAGTATGTTTTATTAGATGGTGAATATATAGTAACCTTATCTGAGATGAGTTGTGTGAGGTCCCTATCACTTGAAAATATTGTTTTTTGTTCGTCTTCAGATATTTTACAATAATATGCAATCAAATCATCGGCTTCTGAGTGTTCGACTTCTAATTGTCTTACAAACATTTCTTCCAAGTATTGTTTCACTCTTTGTTTTTGAAGGTCAAAAGATTCTTCTTTCAATTCGTTATCCGAACTTTTTCTATTCAACTTATACTTTGGGTATATCAATCTTCTTTGTGATGTACTGGTGTTGCTGTCCCAAAACACAACAACTTTGTCAAAATTAGATTCTTCTAAAAATTTACGTAGAGTGTTCAGAAAGTGCCAAATACCTCCGACGTGTTTCCCATTGTGGTAGAATTCTCTAACACCATGAAATCCAATTTTTAATAAATTATTTCCGTCAACAAGTAATGTCTTTGACACTCCCTAAAAATTAAATTGTTACTACTCTACTTCTTCTTTTTCTGTTTTCAAATCGAAGTCACCGTCAACTCCGATTATTTCTTTCCAATAATCAGCATATTCTTTTTTATACTTTTCTATTGAAGCCTTTTCTTCCGTGGTATCTTTACCAGGTAAGAACCCGTGTGGGGTTACAATAATTTTACCATCTTCAAATCCGAGTCCGTTAATATGGTTTTTCATAACAGAAACTTTTGTTCGTGATGCAAACTTAACGGTTCTTTTGTCTTTTGTGGCTGTAATCTTAGTTGTGCCAGCACCTTTTTGATTTCCAAATAAAAACACTAAGGATGAATTCAACCAAATTGCTTCACCACCTTTTGCTTTAATTTTAGGTTGCCCAAATGGATTGTCGGGTAGCTCTACCCATGGTTGGTTTACAATTACCAAAGTGTTTTCATATTTAGAGTCTGATTTACGAGACCCTGAAATTCTTTGATTTATTCCCATACCAATTTTGTCTGCCAGTGCTGCCGCATTATGTTGTTTTCCACCGCGACCTTCATATGTCATTTTACAGGGAACAGAACCTACGGAGTCCCACATTATACATAATGAATAATCTAACTCCCCTTTTTCTTGTGCATCCAACAAACTATTAATGTAATCTGTTATCTGTTCAATATACTCAAAGTTATTATTAAAGATAAAAAACCCATCCCAATCAACTTCACCTGTCTCTTCGTCTACAACTTCGTCACATTCAAAACCCATAAGTTTGGCATGTTCAAAGGACCATTTCTGTTCTGTAATAATAAAGACAGGTAAAATTCCTTTCTTTTGTGCGTCAACTGCGGTTTTAACCAATGCTGTGGTTTTACCTGTGTCGGAGTGACCTAAAAACATGTTAAGGTGTCCAATCGCAGGACCCGGTAAACCAACCGCATCTAAGAAATCACCACCTAAATCAAAAAATCTTTGTGGTTTATATTTTGCCGAAGTTGAAAACTTTTTCTTCAGCGAACTAAAGTCATTCTTTTTAATAGCCATAATTAGATTTCGTAAATTTTGAAGTTATTGATTGTCTCTAACTTATCTTTTGCATTTGCCAATTGCTCCACCAAATTATCCATTTCTTCAGTGTGTTGTGGGTGTTCTCCAATACCCACTGGGTTTGTGAAATATACATACAATCGAGCTTCAGCGTCAGCAATGTCTGCTTCATATTTTTTTACAAGAGCGTCTTTGAGTTTTTCTGCAATAAATGTATTCATTTTTTTTTGTTTTAAAAAAGTTAATAAAAACGGGCCCATTTACCGAGCCCGTGTAGTTAGTTTAAATTAGAATGGTAAATCTTCTGATGGTTCGTCATTAGCTTGTGGGTCAACAACCTGAGGTGTTTCTTGTTTAGTACCGCCGAGTGAAATTTCAGCTTCGTCACCATAAACAAACTTTTTAAGTTCTGAGCTCCAAATTGGTGTTTCTCCAACAGCAACCGCCTCTAAATATTCAACAGGTTTTTTAGAATAAACGTCATTCCAAGTAAGTTCGTCTTGTAACCAACCTTCCATGATACCTTTATCAGTATGTAACACTTGTGGGTCATCATACATGATTGTTTGAATTACGGTATATTCTTTACCTTGTGGTGTTTTTGCTTTTGTGAGTTCGATAATTAAATCTCGTCCTTTCTCGGCATCTGTTACGTCACCTTTAGCTTTCCAAATTGGAAGAATTTTGTCTAGTACTCCTTCTTGTTTGTAGTTGTGTTTAAATCTCCAAAATTTAACACCATCTTGTTCGTTATCACGGTCAATTACTTTTACAATATAAAATAAACGTGAACGATACTGCGATGCCAATTCTTTGTCTTCTTTTTTACCTGTTGAAATAAGTTCATTATAAACCTCAGTTAAGGGGGAACGTTCGTTGTCATTTTTATCAGGGTCATACAACTTAACCCATTGTCCATTAACTTGAATTTCGTGATACCAAACTTCAACAAATGGCGATGAACCATCTTTTGTAGGTAAAATACGAATTCTTCGTGATGCAGACTTTTCATTTTTTTGAAGAATTGCAGAAAAATACTTCTTCAATCTGTCTTCTTGAGAAATGTTTGTTTTTTGTGAACTCGTAGTTGATGAGTTCTTTTCGTACTGCGCAAGTACTGAATCTAATACTGAATTTGCCATAAATTAATTTTTAATTATTACTCTTTTATCTTTATAAAAATATAAGTGAAAATTAAAGTTTGTCAAATAAAAAAGGGAAGATAATTCTTCCCTCCAATTCTGTATTAAAATTTAGTTTTAAAACGTATTTTCGTCATCATCTTGGTCAAAAATTCCAAAAGTTTTTTTAACCTCGTTTGGTGAATAATTTTCAACTTCATCAGATGTTAAAATATACTCGTCTTTACCTTGTTTTTCAAAATCTTCTTTTTTATCTTCAAAATAGTCTGTAAGTTTCTGATTATATGGGTAAGAATCTAATGAACGTAACATTAATTTTTCTTCGGGACTTTTAGTTCTATATTTTTCTACCTTACTTTCGATAGAATCTATTTTTGACATTATTTGGTCCATTTGATTTAACTTTGTTTCCAAATCATTAATTTTTTGGAACATACTATCCATGAATTCTTCTTGTTTTGTTTTGATTTCTTGTTGTGTTGTTACTAAATCAGTAATATCTAATTCTTCAGTTCCTTCCTCTTCATCGTCTTTTTTAGTATCAACTTCTTCAACATCGGGGTCAGACTTTACATCAACAGGTTCAGGTATTGCATCAGCTCCTCCTGTGTCAGCCCCTCCTGCGTCAGGTGTTGGTGCAGCCCCCGCATCAGGTGCCGGTGGTGCTCCTCCTGCATCAGGTGCCGGTGGTGCTCCTCCTGCGTCAGGTGCCGGTGGTGCTCCTCCTGCATCAGGTACTGGTGGAACCTCTTGCTCGTTAATATAATTTGTAATTTGGTTAAATCTTCTTAACTCTTCAAGGATTTGTTTTTCTATATTCATTTTTTTATCCATTTAATAATGTTTTAGTCCCTGTTGGGGTTTCGACTTTTAACGTTCTATTTGTTTTAATCGTATTGTCTACACGTTCAATAAGACCGTCTTTCATTCTTATTGTATAACAGTCTCCAGTGTCCAAATCACAAACTTCTTGGTATCCATTACCTTTGTCTCTTTGCGTGATTTTAGTATCTTTTCTAAGATAGTTGTCTAATAACATTTTAATTTCCATAGTTTTTTTATTATAAATATTAGGTTATGGGAAAAATAACACATATGCGTTTTCAAAAACCGTTTTATACCTATTATAAATATCTAATATATCTTGAAAACCTGTATTAACTTTTTCGTTTTTTCTAAGTGTAAAATCCGAAGCACTTGTTGGTAGGTTGGTATAAAGTACTCCACCACCAGAAGGACTTACGAATCGAGCTTCAACCCTAAATAAAGTATAAAGGGAGTATGCTTCTGCGTATTTTTTAGCATCTGTTGTTTCTGTACTTGAATTTTTTAAACTTTCTATTATTGGTAAAAATGCTTGATTTAAGGAATCAAAAAACTCCAAACCTTTTTCAAAGTTCTCAAATACTGCGTATGGTCTCGAAACATTAGTATTTTCTAATGCTGTTGTTAAACACACTTGTTGTGTAATTAAACTATTCATACTACCACCATAGTTATTTGATGTTGATATTTCAAACAAATTGTAATTTGGAGCACTACAACTAATTAAATCAATTTTGTTATTAATTCGTGTGAATGCAATTCCATAATATAGTGGTTTTAGTTTTGCATTTGCAGTTGTTATTTTACTATTCAATAGTGTTTGTAAATCAGTTGAAGTTATTGTTGTAATATTAATGTTTACAAAAGGAATTGTGGTAAAAGTTGTTGCCGTTAAACAAATATTTTCAGGAGATTGTAATGAACCAGCTTCAACCGTTCCTTGTTGTGTATTTGCATTTACCACAGCTTCTGATACTTTTGTTTCTTTTAATATCAACTCTTTATAAACATTTAAATAATTTTGATTTAACTTGTCTATCAAACTATTTGGTTGTGGTAGACTATATCTAGATACTCTAACACCTTCAAATGATGTTTCAAATTTACCAGGTGTAACGCTATGTGATACACTTAGCACCATGTAGGGCCCATAGAAAAGAGGTACATGTCTCAAATTAAAATACATGGTTGGTTGTATCATAGCATTTCCCATCATATTCACTTTCGCAGTATAACTTCTACTTTTGTAGATACTATATAATGATACTGTTTGTTGTGCCACTTTATCACCAGCCACCGAAGCCCCAAGTTGTGCAAACAACTTATTTGATTCAGCAGTATTTTTCATTTCAGACATATCTATCGACACACTTTTAAATATACTTTGGTTTTGAGTTCCATAATCGATACTAAACCCAACTACTCTATTTTTTTTTGAATAATCTTCGTTTGGACTAGATGGTGTTCTTAAAGGGTTATCTGAGGATTTACGTATGTCAAAACTGTCATCAGCAAACTTTGAATATGCTGCGTTAGATGCGGTAAATTCGGAAGGTTTACCAACATACATTAACAAAAATTTGGGGGTTGCTTTTATATAATCAACATCTAAAAAAGTTCCAAATAAAGTTTCTGTTGCATCAACAGGTATACTTTGGTTTGTGGCTACCGCCTGTTGGATTCCGTAAAAATTAATATAAGCTGGAAGTGCGTAGAAAATCATATTGTTATTTGCACATATGTTACTTACAACCGCCAACATATTTTGATTGTCGTTACTTTTAAGTAAGTCTTTGATTTTTTCTAAATTAATTGTAATTTCATCACCAACATCTCTACCGGCCTTATCCTGAAATAAAAAATCTTCAAAAATTGTTTTATTTAAAAAGTCAGTACCGGCAATCCATTTATCATTCATAGTTTTTAGTAGTGAATAAGTTTCCAATTTTGCAACATTACCTGCGGATGCGAAAACCATTCCTGAATTTTTTATAGTAACTGTTGGTAATTCACTATTAAGTTTTGTGAATGTTTGTGTTAAATTTTCTGAGTTAAAATTTTGTTGTTGTATTAAAAAATTATTGATACTTTCTTCAAATCTTTTTTTATTAAGTGTTGGGTCATCTAACTTTTGTTTTGCAAATAATCTTATTAATGGGTAAAAGGTTTCTATATTTGAAACTGTAAACTGAACATTCATACCTTTATTAGATGTAAAAAAATCAGTAATTGTGCTTCCTGAGTCGGCATATTTTATTCCGTCTTGTGTAAATTCGCCTACATATTTTTTTAAAGCTGCCCATGCTGCTGTATTGTTGGCAATACTTTGACTTAAAGTTGGGGGGCTAACTGTACCATCGTTTGGTAGTGTTCCGTTTACATAAGTAGAAACGGTAAAAGGATTTGTGGGTATAAACGCCATGTTACCACTAAAATTATTGAATACTCTTCTTTTAAAATTACCGGGATTTCCTAATTTTAGAACACAATCGAAGTTCAAAAACTCCACTAACTTTGGAAAAAAATTGGATATTTGTTTTTCCGCTAAAATGGTACCATCCTTTGATTCATCATCTAAAAGCGATACACTATTTTTTGGTACCATAAATAATGATTCCATTTGATGGAACAATCTTTTTTGTTTAACGTCTCTTACGCCACCTACGGTATTGTAATTAGAATTTGTGACTTCATCTGTTAAAACAATATCTGATACTGATGGTGTTGGGTTACAAAAACTTAAAAATAATTTTTCAAATTTATCTAAAATTTCCGGTTCAAAAACAGAAAATATTTCTTCTATATTTGAATATGTGGATGTAGTGTTTCTTAATTCGAAATCTAAATTTTTGGAATTATCCGTATAAACAGTTTTAAGGTATTCATTATAAGCTGGTTTTTTTATTAGTGAATTATTAAAATAACCAAAGTTAGAAACTCCCCATAATGGTCGTACACTACCGTTATAAACGGAATTATTATTGAAAACCTCCTCTGTTATTTTGTCCAAATTATTAAAACATTCGAAATTGGCCTGATTAATATTGATGCCACCTTGTGATGGTATTAACAAATAGTTTTGACTATTTTCTGGGTTATCAAAAAATGTGTAATAATTTTTATTCACAAGTGAACGATTTGGGTTTGTTGAATCAAATCCAAAATTATAGTATTTACCGGACGTTTGATTAGTTGCAGTTCTGAACCCATTATTGTTGTATGCATCTAAAAAAGATTGATATGTTGGTGTTGTCAGTATTGATAAATCTTTATTGTAAAAAAATCTATAAATATTGTTAATGACTTTAGGATAAAAACCTAATGTAATATTATCTAAAGTTTGGCTAGGATTAACAATTATCGGTGTACTTGTTTGTAGTTGGATTTCAACCTGTGTTGAACCTCCGGGGTAGGATGGTATAACTATTTTAAGAGCACTACTTGGGGTTGCGCCTGTTGTGTCATAACTTTTCAAATAGTCAAAGTTATTCCATATTTTATTATCTAATATATCAATGTTAGTTTCGACAAACTTTTTGTATCTATGCCATATACTACCATATTTTAAAACCCAAGCATATGGTAATTTATGTATCGCAGAAAACTTGTTAAAAGTTGACAACAAATAATCCAAGTCAGTTGGTGCAAAAGTTGTTCCGTCAAAAGTTTTTAATTTTTCTCTAGTAGTTATTAGTGGTAATGAATTGAGGTATAAATAACCCAACGCTACGTATGGGTTCGACACGTTGTTTTTTTGGTTTTCTACACCTTCGACAATTGCGTTTACAAAATATGGTGTATTAATTAAAGAAGTTGTTTGTATTTTTGTACCAACTTGACCATTATAACTATTTCCATAATCAAATAAGCTTTCAGTTAAATAAAGGTCTTTTTCTTTTCTTGTTGAATAAAACTGACCTAATGAGACTTGTGACGTAATTGGTACGCCATTATTAACATTTGTCATGAAACCTTGAGTGAAGTTTATAAATCCATATTTAGAAACAAATGTTGCAATATTTTTTAAAGTTTCAGTTTCGTCTATTCTACCTAAAGTTTTTTTCTCGTCTAAATATAAAAAAGTTTGTGTTTTGTTGAAGTCATTAACAGTTGTTAAATTTTGTCCACCTTGTAGATTTGTTTTTAACCAATTAATATTTGTTATTGGGTAGTTATCTAAATAATAAGTGTCGTTTGCTTGTGAACCATTTATAAAATTTTTAATAGAATCTGGAAATGGTATAGAAGCGTCAATTGCGATTGAACTATTTTTTAAAGTATCAAAACTATAAACGTCATTATAAACATCTAAAATTTTTGTACCATTATCTAATTCCAAAAGATTTTTGATATAATCTGTAATAAAATTAGAATTAGAATATAAACTCCAATTAGTTCCTGACCCATTATTAGATATTTTTCGAAGTGTTCTCAAAAAAGTTGTGTAAGTAAATCTAAAATCTTTTAATAACTGTGTCAATTTGTTATTATTAATTGCAGTTGTTGTGATGTTTTTTGCTTCTAAGTTACCTAAAAATGTTGATATGTTTTCAGCATTATAACCCGTTCTATTCATTTTTGCGTAGTGAGCACCTACGTAACTTCTTTCAAATATTTCATATAAATAACTTTGTTCTTGTGTATTGGTATATGGAATTACTTTGAATGGGTATTCGAGTGCGTTTATAGATAATACATCGTTTAAGTTTTTTGGATTTGGATATGCATTTGGGTTTGGTGGTACAATTTTTTGAGTAATTGCATTCATATATGCTTCCGTAAATGCTACCTCAGGCCAAACAGTAAAATCAAATCCTTTAGTTGTATTTATAACGGATTGGTCTCCAGGGTATTTAATTACATATAATTCTGTACCATCTTTTTGGGTTTCTTTTTGAAAATATTGAGGCCAAGGATAAACAACATTTAAATCATTCAATAAATTTGTTCCATTTACAAGATTTTTTGAATCTACCCCAAAATTTTTAGTTGGAGGAATAATTGACGCTAATCTTATTGGGTTTGTTCTTTGGTCCCATGCGCTTTGATGTGTATTTTCCATTAATCTATAAAAACCATCAAGACCTGCAAATATTACGGCACATACATTTCTTATTGTTGGTATGAACCCTAAAGTATTTGGTCCATTGACAACTTTGTCGGCCAAAAAATCAGTTAATTCTTGTTCTATTTGTTGATTTTGTCTATTTAATTCATCACTTATCTTTTGAATTTTGTCCAAAAAACTATCAGGAACATAATTTTGTGAATTTCCAATTTTATCACCAAATTTATAGTATTCCGGAAATCCAGGTTCAACGGTGTTTGTTTTTTCGTTAAATATATAGTTTGGTTCCAAGGATTTAAAGTCAGTAATATATTTGTTTAGTTGGTTATCGGTTGGGTTATATCCATAGTTTACAACAAAACTTTGTCTAAAATCGTCGTCGGTAAGTGTATTATAATCTAAATTTTGAAAAACATCGGAAATTGATATATTGACTGGTATTTCACCTGCAACAGTACCCTTTTTTGGTAATTTATATTGTCCGTTAGTTCCAAAACTAGCATTAGCTTTTAGGGCATCAACATAAGTTTTGATGTCTGTTTCAACTCTATTTTTATATTTTTTTCTATCATCATAAGATATGCTTTCATCATACGGATATAATATTTGACCTTTTAAAATTTTTTCTTTTGCATCCAAAAATTCATTTACTGAATTTGCAAAGACCGCATTTCTAAGTTTAATGATATTTGTTTGAAAATCTTCAACATCTTTCATAACCGTAAAATCCGCTTTTGCTAACTCAGCCTGAAAATTGGCTGGTAAATTTTCAATTCTTGCGATAAATTCTTCAATTGTTATTTCAGGAAAATCAGAAGTAATTAATTTTTTACTTTTATATATTGAATACGCTTCTTTCATTTTTTGAATACCAACTGACTCGATAACAGTCTGAACATTATTTACATTAACACCGTTATTAAAAGAGTTAGAATTATTACCCGTAATTAATGTTTCTGTTTGAAACATTTTTGGCGAATGTTTAGCATATGCAATTATACTATCTGCTAAAATTGCAGAATTGCGACTCATTAATTTTAAACTAATTTTAAAATTTCCTGAATCAGGTTCAAAACTTGCGTTAAATTCAAGTAAACTAAGTTGGTATCTAATAGCTTTACCATAGAAACCTTTTAATATTAAAAAAAAGGGTGGGTATGGTAGATTAAAAAAAACTGAATATAATGAGTTGTCACCTTGTTCAAATAATGCTCTACCTCTAACATCTATTAATTCAATAGTAACTTCAGTAACATTTGCGGGTTTTATTTTGACATCTATTCTTGTTATGCCTAATGTTTGTGTGTCTTCATAATTCAAAACTTTTTGTTTAAATACGTTTTGACCGTTTTGTAAAGTTTTGTATTCGCCGTTTTGGTTTATTCCTTTTCCATCTCGGGTTCCTCTTCCCGTGAATTCGTCCGACCAACTAGTATCAAAAGCTTTTTTACCTTTAGGTTTCAAAAAGTTCAATTGCAAATCATCAGGAAAGTTAGAAAGTGATGCGATTTGAGAATTTACAACAGGATTATCGAAACTATCTCCTATTGCTAATTTTGTTCTAGGTATGATTTGTGTTTCTAAATTTGCATACATTACAAGATTTTCTTGTTGTACGTATCTATCTTTTACGACTTTGTTTGCATCTATAACTTTGTTTGGGTCAATTAAAATAATATTATCGTAGTCTGCTTCTACATAAATGCTATTTTCTTGATTATAGATTTGTCTGAATTTTGTTATGTCATTAACGGCCATAATAAAAAATATGTGTATCTAATGCGCTTTTGTAGCTTTGCAAAGCACTTATTAATGGATAAGGTATTATTAATACCGCACCATCAGGTATATTAGTCTCCAATCCACCATAAATAGGGTTTGCAGTTAGAATCAACCAACCAAAATATGCTGTTCCATATTTTTCGAAACTAATTTTATCAAGTCTACTTTTATTTTTTATATAAACATATCTTTGGTCTGACGCTCTTTGTGGTAGATTAACAAAAGGAACAACTGTTTGTTGACCATTTATTAAAAAATTTTGGTATCTATTATAATATTGCATTTAATTAAAAGATATTTTTAAGTTATAGTCGTCTCCTGTAGAATTGACTGTTGAATTTAATGCTTTCATATTGTCAACTTCAGTTTGATTGGGGAACAATACTTGTGAAAAATTCATTTTTCTTTCTTTGTCTGGATTCAAAGTGTAATTACAAGTTTCACAAAAAACAGAGTTATAATAATTATTTTCAAAATTACTGAACCTTTTGTCCACAAAATCTTTCGATGATTTATATTGAGCAACAATTCCAGTTGGGAGTTCTGAACCGTCTTGAGGATTAATACCTAAATTAGTTTTTAAGAAACTTGCCCATTCGTTTTTTCTTTCATTATTATTAACCACATCAACAACTTCATTAACAAACGTATTATAGTTGTCTATAATTTCTTTTCCAAAAATCATAAAAAATCTGTTTTCAGCAGGAACCGCATTAGGCTCAATAAAAGTATTGAATTCAAAATTATCATTCCATGTCTCCTCGTCGAGTGTTGGTATTAACCTATCGGTTTCTAATTTATTAGTAAATCCAGATATGGCTTTTGCTATGTCTTGTAAATCTCCTCGTAATTCATCTAATGTATTAGCATAAGACGGATTAGACGCATCCACAGGTGTTGTTCCGGTTAAAGAAAAAACTATAATTTCATTTTTGTCATTCGCATAACCATCAAATGCATTACACACATAATTTAATTGGTCCAAAACATCAATCATTTTTGTTTCATTAACCTCACTATTAACTATGTTGTTAGACGCATCACTAAGAACTGATAGATAGGTTGATTGTCTACTTTCTATCATATCTTTAAGTTTTCTTTTTATTTTTCTTGTTGAAATGTTTGTAAAGTTTTGTGTAGGCAAACCGGCTAAAATAGGACATTTTTCGTTTTCAACGTCATCTTTTGCCCTTGAAAAAAGTAAATCAACTTTTTCTTCATATTCACTCTTACCAAAAATTTTAACCAAGTTTGTATTTGGTTGATTGATATTGTTGAAATACCCATTTTGATATTTTCTATCTTTTGTAAAAATAATAACTCCACCTATTAATAATTTGGAATTTATGTTTTTCAGATTTTGGAAAACATTTTGAGCATAGTCTTTTGTTAACTTTATAAAATTTTTCATGTTTTCCTTATAAGAAAGAACACCGGTAAATCCACTTAGGTTTGCATCATATTTTGACGAATCTTGTTTACCGATTGTTGTACCGATTTTATTTTGTTGTAATTGTTGTGGTTTAGCTAAAGGATTGGTTCTTATCGCTTCAAAAAATTCTGCGTCGTATTGTGATGTCACATCTTCTGTGATTGTTGCCCTTTCGTCATACATTTCTGTATTTGCATAGTAATTGAATGATAAAGCGTTTTGTAGTTCAGCCACAGGACCCGCCAAACCATGCCCTCCAATCATATTAAAACTTAAATCTACTTTGGCCACCATAGGTTGAACACCAATACCTTCAGGATTTAAGTCAAAAAGAGCACCTGACTGGCTTTCATATTTCAAACTTAATCTTGTAGGAACAATTTTAGTATGAAAAAAATCTCCAATTCTTAAAACGAGTATTGGTGGTGAGCCAAAAGCACTATTGAACGCATCGCTATAATCAAAGTCATAACTACCTCCTGCGTTCAATTTTACAGTTGGTATTGTGTCTCCTGGTCTAACACATTGTTGTAAAAAAACGAGTCTTGAATTTAACCCTTCAGGTGTTATAGAGTGAAATGCGGGATTAAAATATTGAAATTTACTTCTAATGTTATCATAAACAAAAGGATTAGATTCTTTAATCATTTGAAAGTAATTACACTCTGTTAAAAGTCTTCTTATTATTTTTTTAGCTAAATCTTTATATTGAGGTGTCTGTTTGATATTATTTAGGACTTGATTTTGTGGTGTTACAGGATTAGCTGTAGGGGTCGCAGCATCAGGAGCCGCGCTAACACTTTCAAGTTGTGATGGTGGTGTTTGGGTTGGTGGGGGGTCCGCTCTTTTAATATTAATATTACTAATTTTTGTTCTTCTACACGCCATAGCTTGAACTGAATAAGTCCCTTCATCATATTTAGATTTAAACGGTTTAGTACAATCAATTTCTGAATAATTAGGGTCTTTTACTTTAGAACTCGACCCTTCGGCCGTTGGGGTAATAATTAATTGGTTAGAATCTCTAAATGATTTTAAAAGTTTATTGTTGACTTTGAATTCGTCTATGAATTTTAGAACTGCGTCATTTCTTCTTTCTGATAATTTTTGATTTCCATTTTTATTTGTTGAACTGGCAGTTGCCAAAAGGTCAAAACTTACTTCACCACCTGAATCTAATATTTTGAAAACTTCTGTTAAAAAATCTTTTAAATCCCGAAACTCTTGTGTTATTCTAGTAAAAAATTCAGATATTGAACTTTTTCTCGTATCAACATATTCATCCAACTTAAAATTTGCAAGATTTACGGCAGCTTTAGTATCATCTCCGTACTTAAAAACTTTGTCTAACGGTTCAGTAAAATAATTTGATTGGTTTGCGATGTATGAGTTATACCAATATTCGAAATTTTGTGAAGTTTTTGAAGTATCAACATTATCATTTGGTTGTGCGTTTTCAAAAAACAAAAAAACTTCTTGGTATTTTGGGTCATCAGCATTGTCTGTATTTTGTGGTGGAGTAGTAACAACTTCTTCAGTTTTTTCAGGCGTTGTTGGTGGGGTTTCTTTAACTATTGTTGTGGCTTGTTCCGGATATTTAACTAAATTAATTGCCGTTTGTATGTCTTGTGGGGCTAAAAATGCAAACCTTTTGGTTAAAGTATATAAATCATATTTCAAACATCCAGCAAAAAAAGAATCAAGTACTTTTGTTATTTCGGATTCAGGTTTTATGTCTTTAAATTCTT